AACCATGCAGCCAGTATTGTCCATTAATTGCATGGTCGTCGTTATCGCAGTTGTTGCCCCGGATAGGTCAACAGATATAAAATTTGAGGACAGTGATGTAGAGCTTGTTCCAACCCCTCCTGCTGCAGAGGCTGTCGACCTGCTCGCTATCTGTTTTGTTTGTGATCCCGCGTTGCGTAAAGTTAACAAGCATTCAACGGTCGGCAACGTGCTTGGAATGTTCGACAGTACAACCTGCCCGCCAATGCGAAGTCTAAAAAACTTGTTACCAGATGCAGTGTCTCCAGATACCTCGAATTTCCACTCCATCTCTCCGTTGTTTCCGATAGGAGTGAGATTGATCCCGCTCAGTGCAGTAATTTCTGAGGTCGGAGTCGTGATGCGCCCGGACGGCGATCCGGCAAAAGTCGTCGGCGATCCGACAATCTGCGGCTGTCCTCCGGTGTACTGGTCGTTGTAAAACGTCCCGGCGGTGTCTGAACTCGGGATAAAGTAATACCACCCCGCTGCACAACCGCTGTTGCCTGCATTGTCCGGCAAATATCCGTAGCAACCTCGACCGGATAATCCGCCCAGCAGATTTGCCATGGGCTCCGCAGACAGCGTAAATGCTCCGCCGCCGCCGCCCGTAAATGTCATGCCATTTGTCCCGCCGTCGCCCGGAAGCAGGAAAAACGGGATGGCCGACTGAAATGTGGTTCTCGGAATTCCCAACAGATACAAAGAGTCGTCACTCACACACCCCGACCGCACCAGTTCAGACTCGTATCGACTGTCGGTCGACACGACGTTGCCTACCGGGATGAGCACGCTGCCATCCGGCAAGGTGATCGACGTGACCCCGGCCGGCACCGCATACTTCTTGATTGTCATACTTGCCCTTCCTTAGTCAGAATTTTCCTCGGCCAGCACTGGCGTACAGGCACATCGGCATTGCGGATGCAGCGGCGGACAATCGCCGCCGTCCGGGAAATCCGCATCAAGCGGCACCTCAACGCCGTCCAGCGCCTCGCACAGGTCGCAGCACCCGGCGCCGGTAATCCACCGCTTGCCGGCAACTACGCCGCTCGCCCGATAGGCCGACATGTTTCCTGCAGAATCGGCAAAAGCCGTCTCCGTGCGCGCGATGTTTTCGCTGCGCGCATCCGAAAACCCGTAGTTTTGCTGGATCAGGTCGGCGAGATCTTCATTGCTCATGCCCTCGTCCATGGCGCGAATCACATCACTGCGCAGCATTTCGCGCGTGCTCTCGTCGATCCGCCATGCCGCATTCGGGTTCTGTACGAGTTTCCCACCAACTCGGCGCATCCCCACAAGCTCTGCGCTTCGATCCGCTGCATACGCCACCGCGCGCTCATTGACCTGTTTCAGCAGCGCGAGATATTCTGCCTTCTCGTCTGGCGTCAGCTCGTCAAGCGGCTTGACGGCGCCAGCAATCCCGATCTGCGCCAGCGCGGCAATCGATCCGTCCTTGCACACCGCCTCCATGATTCCTTGCACATCGCCTGCCAGCGTCGCCCATCCGCGAAAGACCACGCCATCAAGAACTGCGTCAGCCTGTTTGATGTCGCCGGCCACCGCCTGCGCAAACTCGCCGCGCAGGTCGATTACCTGTTTTGCCACATCCGTTGCCTGCTCGGCGAGAAAGTCGGCGACTACCTGCTGAATCTCTTTCTGCTTGCGCGCTATTGACTGGCGCTCCCGGTCAATAGGCGAAACAGGCTTTTTTGCCTTTGCCAGAGCCTCCTTTGCAGGGGTTGGCTCCGGCGGTTGCTGGCTTGCGGCCGGCGGCAGCATGGGCGGCGGCTGCGGCGTCAGTTCCGCTCGCTGCTCTGCCGTCAGCGGGTCTGCGCCCAACTCCGCGCGCACCTCGTCAGCGGTCTTGATCTTCGCCTGCACGTATATCTGATGGATCTGCGCCTGCACCAGCGGATCGACCGGCGATCCCTGATCCCACTGAAATTCAAGATCCGGCGCGTTGAAGTGCTTGCCGATGATGAGATCCATCAGCGCCTTGACCCATCCCATCAGGGGCGCCAGACCTTCGGATAGCGCCTGCTCCTGCGCGCTTTCTGCCGTTGCCCGGTTCTGCGTCTTGACGAACGGCGTCGGCGAAATCGAGAAAGCGAAGCACACGATGCGAGCCAGCCATTCGTCAAAATCGTCCTTGAGCGCCCCCGGCTTCGTCTCCTGAATCTTCAGCGAGCCCGGAACGAACTTGGCATGACGCCGGGCCGCTGTGTTGCCCTCCAGCAGCGCGTCCCAATACTCCTGGAACTGCCGAATCTGGTCCGGGTTCCACGTTTCCGGAACCCCGATGAGCGATTCCGGGATGTTGCCCTCGGTGTAGAACTGCAGCTGATGCAGCGCGCGACGCAGGGCGATATTGACCGTCATCACGATCTGCTCGACCGGACTGTATCCGTATATCTTGTGCGTGCGAGGATTGCGCGGCAGGTAGATCAGCTCGTCGCGCGTGTAATCGACCGCCGGCATGCCCTTCAGCACCTGCTGATAAGCCGTGGCAGGCGGCATCGGCGTCCGCCCGTGGTCGTCCAGCACGCGCTTGATCGTCGCGCCGTCAATCGGTTCGATCGCATAAAGCGTGCCGCCGACGGTGCGCCGCACATACAGCGCAGGAGCGTCGAGCACGAACAAATCCTCAAGCACCATACGCAACCACTGCACCCATGTGTGCTCTTGGTCGGGGAGGCGCAGCGCGTTGGCGATCGCATCACAGCGCGAATCTGAGCCCTTGTCTTCGTTGCGCGGCTTGATCGTCCATGCCAGCTTTTCGAGCTGATCCTTGCGGGTCTCGATCACGATCCGCAGCACGTCGCAAGATTCGCTCAGTGCGCGCAACTGCGCGAACGTAATCGCCTCGCCCTGCCGCACCGTTGGCGTCGTATTGACGAACGCCGGGAAATCCCACTGTCGCCCCTCGACGCTTGGCTTGTCCGACGCCGGCACCACGGGCGCCATGGGTTCGCCCGGTCCAAACCACTCTGGCGCCTTGCCGGTGATCGCATAGCGGATGCCGGCCGAAACACGGGCCACGATGCCCGGATCGATCGGTGTTTTCGTTCCGCCAGCCGTCATGCCGCCTCCTTCTGTGCCATTGCTGCTTGCGCCTGAGCCGCCATCCAGTCGAGCATTCCCAACGAATTGTCCACGAACATCCCGAAAGCGCCGCCACACGCATCTGCGTCGTCGTCATGCGCAGAATCTGGGAATCCTTCCAGCGCCGTGAAAAACTCTTCGTTCCAAGCGCCGCGCAGAATATCGACGTTACCCGCCTGGCATTGCGCCGAGAACGGTCCAAACCGAGTAACCTTGTCTCCACGCTCCGGCCTGGTGGCGGCGCTGTATCCGGCCAACTGGCGAACGAGGTATTGCGCCTGCGACTTGCCTGCCTGGCCAGGGTCCTGCGGCAGCCCGATCCGGCAGTCGTGTCCGTCTGCGCTGGCCGTGTTGAGGATGGCACGCTCTACCGACAACGGCGTGTCGCGCAATCGAGCCGCATGCAAAACGCAAAACCGCCCGGTGCGACCGTCTCGCGACAGCTTTATGCCAACCGTCCAGTCTGGGTCATTCGATTCCGTCTTGACCGTTGCCGCCAAATCCCAATAGCGCACAACTTGCGCGCCTGCCGGAGCCGCATCCACGATCTGGCACCACTCGCGCCGGAAGTACAGCCCGGCAGCCGGCCGGATTTTCCAATTGCCGCCGAGTAGTCGCGCCTGCTCGACTGCCGGAAGCGCCTTGAGGTTTGCCAGGTATCCCGGATCGGCCGCCATCAATGCGCGGTTGTCTGTGAGCTTTGCTCCGATGAACGTCAGCGACTTCGGCCTGATCTGGTCCTCGTGCCCGATCGGAAGATCGGGATTGCCGTACCTGTCCAGCAGCTCGTCGGCGCTATCGCCCCACAAAACCGAATCATTGAGAACGCAAAAGTAGCGCACCACGCCGGACCGCTCGGGAATTGGATACCCGGTGTCCTGATCGATCCACCATGCAATCAGCTCGGCCACCCACGAATCCGCGTCCGGGTTGCAGGTCGCGCGGATATACGGCTTGACTCCGCACATGCTGCGGTTGCGGCTCAACAGGTAGAAGAACTGAGACCTGGAAAAATGCGTCAGCTCATCGAAACAGATCAGCGGAATCTGCGCGCCTTGCCAATCCAGCTTGCTGCTTTCGTGCTCCAAGTGGGCAAACTTCACTTTCCCGCCGCCCGGCCACTGCCACAGGATGACCGATTGCGCAGGCACTCCACCCGTCGCCGGGTAGAGCTTCATCGACTCGTCCCACAGCCCGCCCGGATTGCGCACCTGCGTCGTGTTGCGACGGAAGAACACCGCCGAGAATTCCGGCTTACTTACGTGTCGCAGCGGCTCCAGCAGCAGCGCCCACGATTTCCCTCCACCGGCAGCCCCGCCATAGATTGCGATGTCAGCCGAAGAAGCAAGGAACCGCTCTTGCGGCCCTGCCTGCGGACGAATGCAGCGCGGCGCAATGCTATCGTCCGTTCTCCGGGAGATAGACGAGCACCCGGCCGTCGAATTCTTCGGTGTCCGCCTGCTTGTCTTTTCCATTCGACTTGTTGATATTCAGCAGCGCCAGCGGAAGATTGGCCGCGTCGTTACTCATCTTGGTGAGCGCCGAAATGCACTGCAACACTTCCTGCGACTCCATCGGATCGTCGACGTTTATCTTTTCGACCTGTTTGCCCGCGATTGCCGACAGGCGAAACGAGGTAAAGCTGCTGTGTCTCGCGCTGCCCGCAAGATTGCGCGAAATTGCCCGCAGTTCGTCGGCAAGCTCGATTGCTTCCAGCCTGCCAGACAAAGGAAGCGCAGCCAGACGCTCTTCTGTATCTACGATTTGTTTTGCGGTTTCTTCAATTTCTTTCCGATGAAAAGAAACAAATTTTGCGATGGTCGGCTTTGTGACGCCAAAAGCAGCAGCAAGCGAACTCAACGGCTCGCCCCCGCAGTATCTGCGCCTCGCCTCCGCAATCTGATCTTCGTTGAGCTTCTGCGGTCGCGCCATGGCTACCAGTCACAAAAAAGCCAGATCAGCCAAGCTGTCTGGCATCTTCCGGGCGCACCTGTCCCGCTGTCCCCGATTATTCGGCAAAATCTAACCGATGTCAATCATCACGCCAAAATTCCCTTGCGCCGGAAAGCCACCAAAAGCAGCGCCATGGCCGCGGCGAGTGACGCAGGATAATCGCGCATCTGATACACCGATGACAGGTATCGCCGATGAATCGCCGCACGCTGCGCCGGCACGGGAAGATCATCGATGCATCTATCGACGATAGCACAGCGCTGCCATTTCGCCTCCTCCTGCTGCTCGTCGCTTGATTCCTCGGTTACCACTTGTCCGCCCGCGTCCATGCCGCAGGATCGTCGCGGGTATCCGGTATATACCTCGTACCGGCGCTGCCATTCGGCCCACTCGATCAAAAGAAAATGCACCGACTCTTCGCTCATGATTGCTGTTCCTTGAATTTCGGACAATGGCCCTTGCGCCCCACTTTCAACCCGCGATCGCAGCTGGCGATAATCCTCTCGCCGCTCGCGTCCCATGATAAATGACTGCATCCTTTGCATCCTTTCAGTCGGTTTTCGATTGCGTTCTCCTTGTCGATCAGGACTTGCAGCGGATCGCGGAACATGCGAGATGGCAAAGTCACTTCGCCGCCCTCGCGTAGATCCACTTGCGCACTGACTCCGGCGCCTCGTCAAAAATCGCTTTCGCCAACTGAGCGCCCATCGATCGCTTCCACAGCCGGAAGCACTCTCGGCAATAGTGAGGGTCGCTTTGGTGTCGCTTGATCCAATCAATCGCCTCCTTCTTCGTCGGCGGCCGCGTGCGAACAGTCGCCGACTGTTCCGCCTGTTCGCGCGTCAATCCGCCGTCAAATTCCATGATCGCCGCTCGCTCTTTCCATTCTTCGATGTCTTCGCCGTCGTAGATCACTTCTGTTTTTCTGTTACCACAACGTCATTCTTGTTTCGCATTTTCGCCCACCCCTAGAAAGTAGTGTTCTTGTAGTAGTTAACTTGTAGAGATAAACACTGCCTGTTGGTGAAGTCCTGAGCAAAAGGCGAACCCCTCCCATAGGGAGGCGTTTACCTTTGCGATCTGCCTGCCGGAGCCAGCCCCTCGCTATAGGCGATTTCAGACTATCGACGCTTTGACGCTGCCTGCTGCTACAGGCTCTAGACGGGCCACCGTCTGCGCTTCTGCATTCCCCCTCGCGCTCTGAAATCCACCCACGCCGCCACCAGAGGTCGTTCTTGTGGCACTTCCAGCGCCGCCGTTCCGCGGTTTCCCCTGCATACTCGGCGCCGTTTGATTCCGTTTTACCTGCTGCGCGCCTCCATAACCAGCTTAGCCACCGCCATAATCCCGGACGCCTGATGCAAATCATTCGCGTCCATGCTCTTGATTCCTGGCGGACGATCCGCCATTGCATACGGCAACCCGGCCTTGCGCGCCGCCGCTTCTCCCGCTCCGCTCGAATCGTTGTCTGCAAAAACAAACCTGTTGCCGCGCATTCGATTCGCCACAGCGACGAGATTGCCATCGGAGAAACATACAACCACGGCGGCAGGAATGCGCAGCAGTCGCAATGCCTCGGCGACAGACAATCCTGTAGCAAACCCTTCCACAAGCCAAAGCTCATTCGCATGGGAATTGCCAATCACATGCACGGCGTATTTGGCCCGCATGCCGAAGGCCATTTTCTTGTGCCACTCGTTATCGATCAGGGCGATCTTCTGCATGCCGAGGATTGCGCCTGTGGCACAGTCGCGCATCGGAACGATCAGCGTCCCATCTTCGGTAACCAGAACGCGAGCGGCAGGCAGTCCCTTGGCTTCCAAATATGGATGAGTTCCCACTGAGCATGATTTGATCGCTGCTGCCGCATCTAGCGCGGCATTTACGCGATGCCGATCACGATCTTCTTCCGCTTTGGCAAGCCGCCGAGCAACGACCTCGCGACTTAACATCATCCCTAATGACGCGTCCGCATGCCACGTAGCAACCTCGCTCATCGTCGCGTGATTTTGGACAAACGCGAACTCTCCCAGGTGCCGGTATGCGCCGTTTTTCTTGGCCGGATGATCTACCGTAGGAACGCGCCGCCAGGCCCCATATTCCACGTGACGAACGATCAGGCCATGCTCTGCAGCGAAATCCTCAAATCTCATGCAGCCATCCTCGCTTTCGCATAAGCGATATTGCGCGATCTGATTTTGTTCAGTACCGCGCGAGTAATCGGCACGCTCGGCGTGTTGGCAACCGTCCATGACCGATCCGGCCACTCTCCGGTAATCTCCCGGTAGATATGGGACGCACGTCCCTGTTGTTTCTCCGGAGACGAATACCCGCGGGCATACGATGCCGCCTGCTCCCACAAATGGCGCTTGTCGTCAGCGTACTTGGTTTTTCCGATGCGAACCTCGAGCATCTCGCCGTGCTCGTGCTCGACCAGAGATGCCTTGACCGCCTCGTGTCCGCACGATACGCAGCGCTTGCCCATCGGCTTGTATCCGCAGATCGGGCACGCTTTCCCTTCCGGTTCTTCCTCTTTATCCCGGCGTATCGTCTTGTCTAGCTTTTCTCCGTTGTCCAGCGCATCGAGCCCGTTGTAAAACACATCGCTGTAGTCGTCCGCCATGCGGATGATGTTGCCGCTGAAATCCAGCAGCAGGCAGTCTTTCTTGCCGGTATTCGGCGACGATCGAAGCCCTCGCCCCCACATCTGGATTGCTTCGCTCAGGCTTTTGCGAAGCGGGCGCACGTCGCATACGCACTCCACGTCGGGAACGTCAAATCCTTTTGCGAGAGCATTGACACTCAACAGCACGCGCAGCGCGGAATCCGGCTTGCGATACTCGGCAAGCAATGCTGCGCGTTCCGTTTCGCGCGTGTCCGAAGTGAAACAGGCCGCCATGATTCCGGCATCGTTGAACGATCGCGCCATCTCTTCGCAGTGAGCGATCGTTGCTCCGAAAACGATCGTCTTCCGGTTCTCGGCAAATTTCCGCCACTCGGCAACCACGTCGCCAAGGATAGCCATGCCTCGCTCTGCAGCCGCTGCGTCCGTCCATTCGCCACCGGCAGTTGCAGCTCCGCGCATATCAACGCGCGTGCAGGAAAAAACGCGCATAGGCACCAGAACGCCAGATTCGGTCAGCTCGTGCATGCTCGAAGCGCAAACCAGATTGGAAAAAATCCGCCCAAGCCCATCGGAGAACGGCGTAGCAGACAGGCCGATCACGTGTGCCCTCGTGGCCTTCACGTGATTCACCCAAACTCCCATCTGAACGTGCGCTTCGTCGATAACGATCAGATCAGCGTCCGGCCATCGGCGTTTAGCCAGAGTCTGCGCACTGGCGATCTGAAACGGACTGTGCTTGTCGTATCGCCAATGGTCGGCCATCAGGACGGAATGCGCAGTCAGACCATACGAGTCGGCGACTGCACTCGTCTGCTCGATCAAGGTACGCCGGTCGCATACGAAAATGGCGCTCTTGCCCTTTTGCAGCGCTTCGTGGATCGCTCGAAGCCCCAGGAACGTCTTTCCACTTCCGGTTGGCGCCATCAACATCTGGCACCGATGCCCATTGCGCGCGCCCTGACGCAGAGCCTCGTGCGCCGTTTCCTGAAACGGTCTAGGAGTCGGAAAGGTCGCCGTCTGGTATTGCGGCGAGTCGGCAAAGAGCGGATGCATGCTCACGCTGCGATTCCCGCGGCCTTGGCCTGCTTTTCCAGTTTCTCGATCTTCGCCATGGCCGACTTCAGGCGACGTATCGCATCGTTGCCCTTGTTGATCGCCCCGTTCAACTGCCACTTGAGCGAATCTACCTCGGCCTTGAGTCTCTTGATTTCTTCCAGCGCTGCACAAAGGCGATCGTCCGCATCAAAAATCTTTGCCATGCTCTCGTTGTCGGCGATCGCCTCTTGCGCTCCGCTGGCGATTTCCTGCATGCGCTCGCGAAGCTCCGCGTTGTCCGCCAGGATTCTGGCGGATTCCTCTTCGCTCAAAAGCTTAGGCTTCGGCGGCTTGATCGGCTTGTTTTCCACCTGAGCAACAGCGGCAGGCAGCGATACCTCGCCATGCGCCACCCTCCTTGCCAGCTCCGGGTCAGCCTTGGCTACCTTGTCGGCGGACTGCTGCGTCCTATGACTTGCTCCGGAAATTTCGGCCCGATCTTTTGCCGTGTCCAATTGCGCAACGTTGCGTAATTGGGGGTTTCCGACCGTTTGCGCATTAGCCCAATCCTGTGCGCTGGCGACGATCGCCGCCGCCTGCCCAGGAGAAAGGTGACGACGGTGCAAATTGGCCGACAACACGAAGGTAACGAGATTGCCGCCAGCAAATTGCTCGTATCTCGGATCGACACCTGCAGCAGCGCACGCCGCCGCACGGTTTCCGCCGTCAAGGATCATGCCTTCGTGCGTGATGATCGGTTCGCGCAGGCCATTGGATCGAATGTCATCGACCAGCGTATCGAACTCCCGACCTTCGAGCCGCGGGAACAGCGTGCAAAGAGGGTGCAGCGGTAGTGTCATGCCTTGATTTCCGTAATCTGAATGCCTTGCACAGCCAGCAAATGCCGCTTGATGCGGTATCCCTCGGTGATTGCGCCTTTCACGTCCTCGACCACTCGCAAGCCGTTGGCGTCGAAATAGACGAAATCGGCCACGTAGCGTATCTGAGGGGATTTGCGCCCTTTTCCGGCGATCTGAACCGACGGAGCAAGCACAAAAGGTACCTGCCGCTGCAGGTTAGTAATCCGGCCTTCTTTCTGGTGCATATCCAAAAGGCGCCAGCGTGAATACTCCGCTTGCGAGTCGAAACGCTCGCCGTCGACGACAATCGGCTTATTGCGATACTTGGTCATGCGCTGACCCGTCCGTGACGAATTCCCCACAGCATCGCCGCGCGATGCTCGCGTGCGCGCCGCTGGCCTGCAGTAAGCAGCAATGATCGACGCCAAAACTCGCGCACCTTGCGCCCCTTAAGCCGCTTGATCACAGGTATTGCGCCGCCTCGTGCAGCACAAGCACCCACACGCCGGCGGCGGCAAACAACGTGACCCACAGAATGCGCCAGATCACGATTAACCCCACCAGTTCGGCGTGGCGTCGCGCATATGGTGCAACTCGTCGCAGTATCCGATGATCGCCTCGCACACCACCGTTACCGGCAGCAGCAAGAGTCGCTGTAGCAGCAAACAGGCGCGCCGCTTGCCATAATTCCGCGACGATTCGATCAGATATGGCCCATTGGGCCGGCGGGTTGCTTCGTTCATGCGCACACTCCAATGGGCAGAAATTCAGGCCGGGTCACTTCGACTCCGATGCGGCTGCGCATCTGCAAAGTCGCCACGTCCAGCGCTTGTGTGGCCGTTCTGTACTCCTCGGAATCGGCGCCGTGCAGCGCTCTATAGACGTGACAGTTACGAGCAAGCGATCGCAACGTCGCCTGCTCGGCAGCCGGCAGCTGGTATGGCAATGCCGTATAGGTGATGTCCGGTCCAAGTCGCACGGTCATGACAGCACCCCACTATTCCTAGCCACTTCAAGCGCCTTTTTCGCCCGCTCGCGCGCCGTCGCCGAATCCTGCAGCGGCACCTTCGACCGAGGATCAAGGTCTTCGTAAATATCCACCAGCGTCGTGTGCAAAAACTTCAGCAGCGCCATTGCTTCGTTCTTCTCAGGCATCGTTCTCCCCTCTAACCACGTCCAAAGTACCGTCGATAATCTTCAATGCCGCCTTCATGCGATCGTTTTCCAGTCGCAGCCGATGGCATTCGTTGGCGAGCCGGCTGTAATCCGACTCGGCTGCTACCGCCTCGCATCCGATGCACAGATCGTCATCGATCAAAGCGACCAGATTGTCCATGCACGCGCTCATGCTGATTTCTCCATCGCCGATTCGGCGACGCGTCGCACTGCCTCGGCGCGCACCATCTCGCCGACGAAGCGCGGGCTTCCGTCAATCTCGATCAGCCTGGTAAGCAATGGGCCGGTTCCATCGCCCTCCATGCACGCGATCATTTCGCGGCACAGTTCCGGCAGGTTGTCGCGAACGAACTGGCGCGCTGCTGAAACTTCATTCATTTGGCACACTCCTTGCAGATAAAACCGCGCCCGTCAGGGCTTCTTTTTCTTCCGGCAACCACGGACGATCGACGCGCACACCGCGCGCATTGCCAGCCAGGATTGCTGATTCCTGCGCCCGATGCGTTCGCCGTCCGCGCGCGGTAGCTCGCCGTCGAATTCGGATGGAACAGGTAGCCGCGGCTCATGCAGCCATCCTCTCGCGCGGCAGATAGCCAAGCGTCTCGGCAATCTCGCGCGGATACTCGGGGCGGATTCCGAGCGCTCCGGCCCACAGTTCGCAGCCTTCGCCCGGCATCAGCGATCGCCGAGCTTCGGCACTCGTGCGCGCATCGAAAATCGCCTTCGCAATCACGGTTGCTGCCAGCAGAGCTTCCGGTCCGCGCAGCTCGGATGCTCGCAGCACCACGGTCCTGATCTGAGACATGACGGCCTTCTTTGGCGGATTCTTCGGACGAGTCATGCGGCCGCTTTCCGGCCATATTCCGACGCCGCCGGATTGACTCCGGCAACGCGGCAGATCAATGTGGCCTCGCGCAATTTCGCGTCCGACCAGTCCTTGAGGATGTTCCGCATGATGTCCGTTCTTGATTTTCCAGTCGCCGAGCAATACCCGTCGAGCACCGACACGTCGGAAGCCGGTAGCTCAAAGAGGGTTTCGCACATTTCCGACACTACCGGCAGGAATAAAAAGCGCCCGGCATTGCCGAGCGAAGCCCGCGCGGAAGGAGGACGCGCGGGGCTGGGGATGATTGCGCCTTGCCAAAGGGCGCCGTTTGTCCTTTCGGCCCTGGCTCTTGGAATATTCGTTCAGCGGTCATGAGGCGACAGGATCGCGTGCGGCGGGGCTGGCAACAAGGCGACCAGCAGTGATTACCTGCAATTGGTATTGCCGGAGAAGAGGAACCGTGTCCCCCCAAACGTAGGTGGCTTCGCGGCTTACGCCAAGCGCGTCGGCCAGCTTCTGGCGACTTCCGAAGTGCTCAATTGCTTCAGCGGTTTTCATGAGGGCAAGTGTAATGATGATTACAGGCGAAGTCAAGCACGTTGGCGCACTCGATAAGTGTAATGGTGCGTACAAATCGCTTGACAGCGCCTGTAATGTGCATTACAGTTGAGCCCATCGGTTCCGACAGTGCATCCCCCTGAACACCCAGACCCGGCGGCTTGAGTCATGAACTCCTCCCCGACCGGTCACAAGGCTGCGAGGACATGCGCAGCCTGCTTGCGGAGCCGATACCGGCAAGGGCACTGGATCAGGCAGCATTTTCACGGTCCGGACAAGCCTTGGTGCTGCCCGCCAGTGTCCTTGCCGGTAGTACGCGACCAGCGGCGCACGGCTGGCGTAACGGGAAAACGAAAGCCCCGTGACGGCCGGAGAGACGGCATGGACAACCAAGAGGAGAAAGAAATGGAAGGCAGATATTGCATGGTTAGGTCTAAGTCGGCGGGGGTTTTCGCCGGCACAGTCGAGAAGGTCGACGGGCAAACGGCGCTGCTGCGCTACGCGCGCCGGATATGGTACTGGGAAGGCGCGGCTAGCCTGTCCCAGCTCGCCGCCGAGGGAACCAAGGCACCGACCAGATGCAAGTTTCCATGCCCGGTCGCAGAAGTCTTGTTGTTCGAGGTGATCGAGATAATCCCGATAACTGAGGAAGCTGCAGCGTCAATCGCGATCGTTCCGGAGTGGAGATCATGAGCTTCTACGGCTACGGCTACGGCTACGGCTAC